CCGGGCTGATTTGCGAACTTTAAGTTTCCGGGGTTGTTGTTTTTAACTGCAAGGTTGTTTTCTTCAAATGCCTGACTAATGAACCCAGATAGACCGGTATCACCTGTGTCGTCATCGTAAAATCCGGGATCGTAAGATCCTATTTGCTGGCTTGGCGTTGAGTAGCTTGGATAGTCGTAGCCGTATACATCCGTTTCGACGTAGTTAGGCTGAGCCGGGCCATACATCTGCTCAGCTTTAGTTGCTGTGTTTAACAAGCTACTGTAGATATCTGCAATCTGCTCTGGAGGTACTTTTGCGTCCCCAAGAAGTGAAGAAATAACGACATCGCCTATTCCAGATTGGAGCTCTTCGGTCGGATATCCAGCAGTTAGAGAGTCATCTCCAGTCATACCTTCATAGGTATCTGCTACGGCTTCATATCCCTCTGTGCCTCTGCCACTAACGCTTCCGTCACCACCAATTGCCGCTCCGCCAGTTTCCGCAATTGCTTCATCCATAGCGTCGAACTGCTCGGAGATAGCATCGAGCTCATCCATCTGAGCATCCTGAGTGTCAGCTCCGCCGCCACCCATATCAGTGTTTGTTCCCGCACCAACAGTGCTTGTGTCGTAGCCAGAATCCATTGAATCCTGATCGTCGGAAGAGCCCCCGACGTCACTGCTACCGCCTGTGTCGCCAGTGTCCCCATCATCAAAACCGGGGCCACCACCAAAGTCTACCGTGGACTCCTCAGATGGATCATCACTAGCATTAGAGCCTCCACCCCCACTTCCACCGCCATCACCGCCAAAGCAGTACAGCAATGTTTCCATTGGATTGTCTTCAGGATGTAGAGCGTTGAGTCTCATAGATCACCATATGCATATAATCTTCCGACATGCTTCTTGCGTCGAAGGATCTTTGCTGAATATCTCGGTCCGTATTTAGTGCAAATGAACTTTCTGAACCACTTAATTGCTTCGCGGCAATGTCCATACGGAGCCGCAAAGTCTATAAACCATAACTGCCCGTCCTCTCCTTCGAAGTCTTCGGGCTGTAGTTTACGGGTGCCTGTGATGTACCCGTGTTCTGCTTCTGGACTAAGAAACGCCCAAGTCGCGAATGCCACCGGACGCCCGTCCTTCTCGTATAGGTGAAGCTTGTTGTTGTCTCGGGCTGGCTTGATTAGCCTGTGGAAGTCTTCCCTGTTGTAACTCCTGTGATAATCGGAGTCTTTCATTATCTGCACGAGCTTCTGGTAAAACTTTTGCAAAACGCTCTCTCACTTCACTTACTGGCATACCCAATGCGCGTGCGAACTGATTCACATCCACGCCAGCTTTAAGCATAACACGGGCGATCTGTTTGTCCGACTTTCCACGGGCAAACTTGCGAATCTGTTCGTCACTGAAACCAGTGCCGCCAGTCTGGCCTGTCAGTTCCTGCAGTGCCTTGAGATATCGTTCCATCACCACTTAACCTTGTGCGACCAATATTTTGCCGACAGTTTACTTGACGGCTTCCCTTGCGCATTATGCCTAGCGTAATAAGACCTTTTCCGGGCCTTATCTTTGGCAGTCTTCGGAGCCTTGCCAGCACCTTTGACGCCTTGTTGTCCGAACCGGACGACCTTATAGGTATCCCCTTCTTTAGCCATAACGACATGGGATTTAGTCTTATGGTTAGGAGTCTTCTTCGGCTTATTGACACCACTGAGTCCAAGCTCCTTCATTTTGTTTTTGACGCGGTCTGGAGTTGCCATTACAGGTCGCTTCCATTTTTGATATAAGTGATGTCGAGCGTTGCAGATGCGGTGATTGTACCTCCCACAGAATCTGCTTCTGCGCGAACTTCAATATCTGTTTTTTCGGTAAAAGGAATTGGATTCCAATACGGAATACTGGTTGAGTTATTGGCTAATGTTACCCGGTCCTTGACGTTAAATACGCCACCGTCAGGTCTTGCTACCAACGTAAAGATAGCGAACTTGCCAGCAGAAGATGAGGCTGAGACATCTTTTTGATGAAGATACGCAGTGTACCCTCTTGGCACCGTCCAAAGGCACATAAGTGTTTGGTTGTCACCGATAGCGACCGTGGCGTACTTATTTGTTGGAACGCCGCCCGTAGGCGTAGCTTCTGTACCTACATACAAAACGCCTGCATTAGCTCCGCCAGAGCCAGCGGTGTTTACAACAATGCGATTGATTCGATACCAGTTCAAAGCACCGTTTAACTGGACCCCTGTTTGACCATTCAGCGAGACTGTTTCATTTATCTCATCAAAATTTGCATCCAACCCAGAAACAGTAGCTGTTCTGGCCCCTGTCCCCGCAGAAGTGTCAGCAGTAGAACTGCTAGAGATATACATAGTGGAAGCGGAAGTGGGATAAGTATATAAGCCGCCTTGAGACCAAACGGTCTCATTTGAATCTGCAATATCCGGATTATAGCCAAACTTATGGATAAGTTCGTGGTATGCAATTTGACCGCGAGAAACCTGAAGCTCAAAAGGCTCAGATGTCCCAACCCTTGTTATTGAGCTTACTTGCCGTGACATGGTTCACCTACGACAGAAAAAATGTTACGGAGTCGCACGCTGTTAAGTCAAGATACACATCCGTCTCGAACAGTATGCCATTGTCTGGGATATTGACAGTTACTACGTCAGACGTTGTAAATGCCATAGATAGGCGAGTTGTCCCGCTAGCGCCACCATCTTTTACGACAATAGCGGGACTTCCCGAGCTAGAAGTCGTGGCAACGATTTGACGCACACGCGCCCGTTGACCGTAGATCTCTCCATCGTCAGTGCGCGTAACAGCAATTACGTCAGATAATGCCATGCCTTACTCCTTATGTAAGAGCTGTTGTTGTGACTTTGACCCAAGCTGAGCCGTCACTTACAACAAGAGCAAACTCATCATTGCCTGCGCCGTTATCAGTAATAACGTACAAAGCGCCTGTGTTATCAGCCGCCGCTGGGAGTGATGCAGTCACTGTTGATGTCAAGGTAATTGACCCTGCTACATTGCCTGTTACCGCGCCAACGAAACCGTTGGTCGAGTTAACTGGACCTGAAAAAGTTGTATTAGCCATGTCTTACTCCTGTCGTGGCCAGTGTCAGAATGTGCAGTTGCACTTTCTGTCAGGAAAAGAAAAGGGGCCCGAAGGCCCCAGTTCATTATGCGGCTCCGGGTGAGCCATAGATTCCGAGTGGATCTGATACACCGAAGCTATAACGCTCACGAGCTTTATAGCGTACGTTACCAGTATCGAAATCACCGTCCATTGACGTCTGCATTGCAGTCCGCACGAAGTGCTTCATGCCGTTAGGAACATCTGTGGTCAAGAAGAACGCATCGTTGTCAGTCAAGTAGTGGTTGACACGATAGCCTTCTGGGATTGAACCATTGGACTTGAGTGCGTTTAAGTCGTTATCGGCTGTGCCAACACGCATATCTGTTTCGAGCAAACGAGTTGCAACGAACATCAACGCTGGTGGAACAATCAGCTTACGAGGACGGGCCGCGATCAAAAGACCACGCTCATCTACATAACCTGCGATATCGATTACTGCCTGCTCGAGTGAAGTCTCGTTCAAGTCAGCCGCAACTGCAGGACGGTTAGAGTTAGTACCGCCAGATACAGTTGGGTGTGAAGCGTTGAACAAAGTCACGCCGTCACCTGACTGGAATGTATCGAAACCAGTGTTGAGCAAAGATGCCGCTTTAGTCTGCTTAGTGTACGCCATAGCACGAGCAAGTGCTTTGGTGTAACGAGCTGACAAAGAGTCATACAGGTTGTCTTCCATCGCTTCTTCAGTGATAGAGAAACCCATGCCCACTGTTTCGTGGTTGTAACGAGCAGTGAAAGACTCTTGAGCTGAATCGTAAGAGATCGCTCCGCCTTCAGGCTTAACTGGCGCGGCGCCAAAGCCTGAGAGCTTCACTTCTTCTTCGAATGAGCGCTCAGAGTTTTCTGTTTCATAGACCTCAGCGTGCTCGTTTTCGTACTTGTCATACTCCAAGCCGAAGAGCGCGTTAAGCCCCGGTAATAGCTCTTTAAGGAGCTGGGCGCGTGTAATAGCCATTAGTTAGCTCCTTATACAGCCGCTGGTGCCGCGTTAGTTTCCAACTGGTGGAACGCCGCAGTATTGTTGAACTTGCAAACGAAAACTGGGTACGAAGTACCAATCTCGTCACCCTTTGAGCCACCACGATAATCGACAATCTTGAGACAGTCGGTTGTAGTAACGCCGATAGCAGAGATGTCCAAAGCCATGCGAGACTGCTTGAACGTAGTGTTCGGCGCAGTATTCACGAGTGGAGCATTACGACCAAACACTTCTTTCGTGTTAGTGATCGCGCCATCTGCTTGGATTTCAAACAGCACGTTCGGATCTGCACATACGTACGCTACCGCGTCTGATGCAACAGTACCTGTT